AAGCAAGCAGAGACTTCTACAGATAAACTAAATAAGAGTGTAAAAAAATTAGCAGGTGGCTTGCTTTTAGCATTTGGTACTAAGCAAATTGTTGCGTTCGGCAAGGCATCTGTTAAAGCCTTTGTAGAAGATGAAAAAGCAGCGGCTTCATTAGGACAAACTCTTAAGAATCTAAATCTTGCATACGGCTCAAACATTGGCACAGTCAATGGCTTTATCTCTCGTCTGGAAATACAAACAGGCGTACTAGATGATGAGCTTCGTCCAGCAATGGATCGTTTGCTTCGCGCTACAGGTTCGGTTACTAAAGCGCAAGAGTTATTAGGTTTAGCCCTTGATATTGCAGCAGGTACAGGCAAGAGTGTCACCCAAGTATCCCAATCTTTACAAAAGGCCTATCTAGGCCAAACACAGGCACTGGGTCGCTTAGGTGTTGGTCTATCTAAAGCAGAACTAGAATCATCATCTTTTGCTACTATCCAAGAGCGTCTAAATGTTTTATTTGCTGGACAAGCAGCAACCGCAGCCGATACTTATGCAGGTTCGCTTGCTAAATTAACTATTGCTGGAAACAATGCTAAAGAGACTATTGGTAAAGGTCTAGTCGATGCTTTTGTTACCATCACAAACTCATCCTCTGTCGATGATTTAATTACCAAGATCGATGCAGCAGCAGAATCGATTGCTAACTTTGTTCGTGAAACAGGCGAATTCATTAAGATCACCAAGTCGATCTTTAAGTTTGAGTTATTTGCCACAGACCCTAACGCATTTCAGGGCATGGGAAATATTTCAATCTCTAAGTCGTCACAGGATACTCAGCGCGCAGATGCTATTGCAAAAAAGAACGCCACAGCCATTACAAAACTTTCTAAAGAGCAAGCTGCTGCACAGGCTAAGATCCTTAAGGATAAGCGACTTGTAGCCGCTATTGACAAGGCTAACCTTGCTCTTAATAAGGGCAGCGAAGTCTTTGACATGGACAAAATCCAGATTGCAGCAGCTCTTACTAATCAGGCTGAGCAATTAGGCAAGGCGACCAGTGCTTCACAGATTATGCAGATTGCCAATGACACGGCACGCCTCAATGTAAAGCAATCAATCCTTGTCTTAGAAGATGCTATTGCTGCAAAGGATGAAGCTGCAATCAATGCTGCAACAGCCAAACTTAATGCCGATCTTAAAGTGCTTGGCGCATTAGGTATGCAGAATGTCAAACTCCAAGACATTAAATCAGTTCTTGACAGCTTACAGCCAAAGGATCTAATCAATCTGGGCAATTTGACATCGGCTATTGCCTTGCTTCAACAGTTATTAAGCATGCAAACCAAGACAGTAAGTCCGACAACATTGGCATCGGCAACCCAATCAATCTTGGCTAATTTTAGCGGAACTGCTGCAAGTGCTTTTGAGTCATTGACTCCAGCACAACAATCTACTTTAGGCGGATATGTTCCTTTTGTGGGAGCTAACATTCCTGTTACTGTTCCTGAAACTTCTGGGCCATCTATGGTAGGTTTAGGCAATAACGGCACAGGCAGACAAATACCATCTCAGGCAAATTACTCAATTACAGTCAATGCGGGTGTGGGAGATCCAGAAGCCATCGCTCGAACTCTGGAAGATTACATCCGTCAGTCCTACCAGCGTGGCACTAGTTCTACAGGACTTTTAGCAGTATGACATGGCTTCCAGAATGGCGTATTACAGTAGGAACTACTGTTTATACGAATGTAACTTCCGTTAATCTTGTCATCGGTCGAATCGATATCGATCGTCAATGCCAAGCAGGTTATGCTCGCATGGAAATCATTAACTCCACCAATGCTCTGTTTGACATTGATGTTACCGATTCACTGACTTTAGAGCTTAAAGATAGCGGTGGCACTTATGTGCCTGTATTCGGTGGGACAGTCTCAGACTTCTCAACCTCAGTCAGAAGCCCAGAGGAATCAGGGTATGTAACTCTTGGCTCAATCCTTGCAGTGGGTGCTTTGGCTAAACTGCCTAAAGCGATCTACACAGATTCTGTGGCTCATGGACTCGATGGCGAGCAGATCTCAATTATCTTAGAGGAACTCCTAGTCAATGAATGGATTGAAGTAGCACCTGCCCTTCAATGGGTTAATTACGATCCGACTACGACATGGGCTAATGCTGAGAATGTAGGCTTAGGTGAGATCGATACTGGTCTGTATCAAATGGATAACCTCAGTGCAGCTGATCGCAACACACAGACTTTAGTCCAGCAGATAGCAGACAGCGCACTTGGAAATCTTTACGAGGACAAGCAGGGGCGCATAGCCTATGCTGATGCGGATCATAGAGCTAACTACTTAGCAGCTAATGGCTCAACCCAGTTAGATGGCAATTACGCTTCTCCTGCCAGTGTTAAGTCAATTCTACAGATTGGCAAGATCCGTAACAGTGAGATTGTGCGTTATGGCAACGATTACGGATCAACATACTCAGCCACAGACGATGCTTCTATTATTACCTATGGTCGTTATCAAAGAACCTTTGATTCCAACATCCGCTTTCTTGCAGACATTGAGGACATTATCGAGCGCGATCTCGCCCTGCGCTCAGTGCCTAGAACACAGCTTGATCAGATTACTTTTAGACTTGACAATCCTCTTATGCCTAATGCCCTTAGAGACGACCTTATAAACCTTTTCTTTGGCGAGCCAGTAGTTATCACTAACCTGCCCTTCAACATGTTCGAGGGGTACTTCTCAGGCTTTGTAGAGGGCATCTCAATCAGAGCCACACCAACTTTTGTTGATGCGACTATCTATGTCTCACCTACAGACTTCTCTCTTATAGCCCCGACATGGGCAACAGTAATTCCAACTAACACCATCTGGAGTGGCGTAAATGGTACACTACAGTGGACTAAAGCGATCGGAGCTCTAACCTAATGGCAACCACAACACCTAACTTCGGCTGGCCTGTACCGACCAGTACCGACCTAGTCAAGGATGGCGCAACTGCCATCGAGGGTCTAGGCGATGCTATTGATGCTTCCCTGTTAGATCTTAAGGGTGGCACTACTGGTCAAGTCCTTGCTAAGGCATCTGGAACAGACATGGACTTCTCATGGGTAGCACAGGATGACTCAAACGCAATTCAGAACGCAATCGTTGACGCAAAGGGTGACATCATTGCAGCTACGGCAAACGACACACCTGCTCGCTTAGCGGTAGGCGCAAATGGCACAGTTCTCACAGCAGACTCAGCAGAAGCCACAGGATTGAAATGGGTTGCGGCCGCGGGCGGTGGCAAGATTTTGCAGGTAATTTTTGCTAGTACCACCACCGAAGTCACAAACTCTACAAATGTTTATGCAGATACAACTTGCACTGTATCTATTACACCAAGCAGTGCCAGCAGCCGCATTATGTTAATTGTTAATCACAATGGTTGGAATAAATCTTCTGCCGATGTTGGTAACTTTATTGAAACTCAGTTACTTCGTGGCGCAACTCAAATAATGTTCGTATCAAATGGTAATAGAACTTCAGATCAAACTTTAGATTTAACAGTTTCTCAGACTTTAATGTATGTGGATTCTCCATCAACTACATCTGCCACAACCTACAAAACACAATTCAAGAATGGTAGAAATGGCTCAGCTGTAGGAGTCAATTACGGCGGTTCTCGTTCAACAATCGTTGCTTTAGAAATAGGTGCATAATGACACATGAATCAATTGTAAAAGCATTGAAGGATCTCAAGGCTGAAGGCTGGATTCTTGAGGGCGATAAGATTGAAAACATTGTCTGGACAACCGACAAGGTTAAGACAGAAGCAGAAATTCTAGCCGCTATTGCAAAGCCTTTGCCAGAGCCAGAGCCATCTGTCTCAGATAAGTTGCTAAGTGTGGGATTGTCAATAGACGATCTAAAGGCAGCTCTTGGACTGTGAAGCCTAAATTAAGTAAGGCTGCTGTCCAATTACGCGAGCAGTTTGATGACTCGTTCCCAGATCGTGACCGCACATCGGATGGTTGGATCGGTGATACCCGACACGCTGCTCGCAAGTCAGATCATAATCCAGATGAGCAAGGCTGGGTACGCGCCATCGATGTGGACAAAGATCTCTACAAAAGTGGCAAGCCAGATGTCATGGGAGATCTTGCTGATCAGCTTCGTACCTTGTCCAAGTCAAAAGCGGACAAGCGTATTAGTTACATCATTTTCGATGGACGAATCTGTTCCCACATCCTTAACTGGAAGTGGCGCAAATACACAGGGGCTAACAAACACACTAAGCACATGCATGTTAGCTTTAAGAAAGAAGCTGACAATGATGGTGCTTTTTTTCAAGTACCTATGTTAGGAGCAAACAATGAATGAACTAAAGACAGCAGCAGGATCTTGGGCTAGAGCCTTCTTAGTAGCAGCAATCTCAATGTATGCTGCCGGGGTTACAGACCCACAGGCACTCATCGCAGCTGGTATCGCATCAATCCTTCCACCTGTACTACGCTACCTTTCACCTAATGATCCTTCTATGGGCATCAAGAAGTGACACAGTCCGACTTCTTCACGCTTTACCTTGCCACCATTGCAGCTCTCGGTGGCTTGTCTGGCTATGTAATTACACACCTGTTGTCTGAGATCAAAAGACTCAACACGCGAGTCGATGAGATCTATAACATATTGCTTGACAGGTAGCATTGTGCTATGGCAAGAAAAGCAACTAAGGCGTTAGAGGAACAAGGTTACTCAAAGCTCGATGCTTACTGCATTGGACTTTATGAATACTTCTGTTCCTTAAAGCGAGCAGGTTTCGCAGAGGACATTGCCATGTTCATGATCACAGAGCCCCAAGCCTATCCTCACTGGATTCTGCCTGATCCCATTGACCCTGAGAAGTTCGGGGATTACGAAGATGAGGATGATGACTAAACGCAGATACTTGGTGATCTCGGATCTACAGATTCCATATCATCATGAGCAAGCAGTTAAGAATCTTATCAAGTTAGTAAAGCGCGAGAAGTTCGATTTAGTCCTTAACACAGGCGATGAGCTTGATATGCAGTCTCAGTCTAAGTGGGCTAAAGGCACTCATCTGGAGTATGAAGGGCAGCTAGATTATGATCGAAGTCTCGCTCAAAACATCCTATGGGATCTCGGCACTACCGACATCACACGATCCAACCACACCGATCGTCTATACCACACTCTCGTTAGAGGAGCTCCTAGCCTCATCGGACTTCCAGAACTCGAGTACTCCCGCTTTATGGGTTTCAATGACTTGGGGATTCGTTTTCATAAAAAGCCATTCGAGTTCCATAAGGGCTGGGTCTTAGTTCACGGAGACGAAGGATCAATGAATAGCAATGCAGGACTTACAGCTCTTGGCTTGGCTAAGAAGTTCGGCAAGTCTGTAGTCTGTGGACACACGCACAGGGCTGGCATTAGTGCCTATACAGAAGGCTTAGGAAGCCAATACAGGACTCTTTGGGGCTTAGAGGCAGGAAATGTTATGGATAAGAAGAAAGCCTCTTATCTGAAGGCTGGCAGTGCTAATTGGCAAATGTCTGTGGCAGTCATTGAGACACACGGAGACAGGGTTAGCCCATTCTTAGTGCCAATCAACAAGGACGGATCATTCACCCTATATGGACGACTTTACGCCTGACATCAAACGCACTCTGGATGATGCAGTGGACGAGGGAGAATCGTTATCATTTCGTTATCAGAATGTGCTTGATTAGTCGGACACTTCTGTCACACTAATTCTGTAGCCAACCGAGGGCGTTGCTACAGATAGGAAATACAATGAGCTTTGAGATGCCAATGATTGTGCTGCTTCTAGCAGCTAATGCTTTATGGTATTTAGTAGGCTGGGCTAAAGGCTTTAACGAAGGCAAGCGCGAGGGGCTAATCGTGGCTAAGTCATTTCAGCGAGTGACAACAGATGCGCGCTAATGAGATCTTACTTACCGCAACAGACACAATCCGCGATCGTGGGTTATCGTATGGTCACCCTGCGGATAACCTGCAACACACCGCAATGCTCCTCAGTGCATACCTACAGACACCGATCCACGATTATCAAGTCGCAGGGATCATGGTGCTCGTTAAACTTGCAAGGACGAATCAATCAGCCCAACACATCGACAACTGGGTCGATCTATGCAGCTATGGAGCACTCGCAGGGCAACTAGCAACAGAGGAGAATGAGCTTTATGTTTAATCTTTCGGAGTACACCACAGTTCGTGAGCGTTTAATTGAGTTTTGGAAAAGGTATCCAAATGGTCGTATTGAAACTGAAATTCTTGAATGGTCTGATCACCGCTTTATCGTGGCTGCACGCCTTTATCGAGAAACCACAGATGAAAAGCCATTCTCGACTGGTCTTGCGAATGAGGTTATTACGGACAGGGGTGTTAATAAAGATTTTGCTTTGGAAAACGGGGCTACTTCGGCTCTTGGTATTGCATGTGGTCATGCGAACATCGGCATCGACAAGCATAAACCAAGCCGAGAGGAAATGA